CAGGAAGTGACGGACACCGTGTATTATCTAAATAACCCGCAGGGTTGATCTCTACCAAAAACACCAAAAATACCAAAATTTTTTCCAACAAAGGTCAGACATAGGTCAGATGATTACATAGGTCAGACCTAATTTTTTACATAGGTCAGATGAACCACACCACCAACACGTATCTCTCACCGTCAGTGACCGGTCGTACCTCATGTGGGAAACAGAAGTTGCTGGGAAACACGATGGCATCTCCAGTGCCTTGGGCAGGACTCGTGTATTGGCCCTGCCAGAAAGACAACTCTCCACCCTCGTAGTCAGTATTTAAAAGTATGCTGGTGCTCAATATACGCGGTGCTCCACCGTATGAGTCCACGTGCTCCTCGAACTTGTGTCCATTGCCGTACCTTATCAGGCTCACACCCGTGTGTTCGGTGGCCTTGTGTAGGTATGGATAGTGCTCCAGGATGTGTAGCAGTCCCAACTCTATGCGATCCCAACATGGTCCCCTGTCTGGTCCCAGCATGGTGAATTCACACTGCCTGCTCTTGGTCACACGCTCCGTTGTGTTGTCAACCGCACTCTTGGCCACTTCCCAACCCTCCCAGGCCGTGTCGGCCTCGGGTTCACTCTTGCTCCATTCTATGATCTGTTGGCAGGTGTCAAAGTTCAGCAGGTTCTGGAACGTTATGATGTAGTCTCGCAGGTCCGTGCTGTCTGCGATACGCACTACTGATTGCCTTCCAGCCTAGTCAGTTGTTCATACAGGGCATACAGCCTCTGTCTGTGTGCTTCTCCCACGGGATCTCCCGGTGGCAGTTTCATCTTGTCGTCCATACGCATGTTCCTTATGTCCTCACGCACGGTGCCCACGTCCCTAGCGGGAGCGGTCTGTGTGTTGGTCAATGGGTTTGGCATCCTCTTGTTCTCCATCAACGATTCCAGGAACTGTATTCCTTCCGCTGTGTCAACCAGTGGTTGGTACAGCACCCTGTCTGGCAGTGTGCTTGAGAACTTCTTGATGTTCTCTAACCTGTTCACGTACTCGTCACCCCATTGTTGTTTGAGTGCCTGTTCCTCGGCCTTTAGATCCACCTGTTGTGGCTGTTGCTGTGCCATCTTGCCCAGTTGGTCTGAATACAGTGCCAGTGCTGTTTTGACTTGGTCCTGTGTGAAGTTGGCTTTCTTGAACACTTCAGTGACTTCCTTTGATAGGTCCTCTGGTATCTCATCCAGTCCGAACTCCTGGGTCACTGACCAGTCGTACTGCTCTGGTACCTTGTTGGTCAATTTCTTTTCCAATTCCGTGTATGATTTGGCCAGGTCCTCTGGTGATTTGAATTTCTCTGGTAACCAGTTGGGTCTGTCCTCTTGTGTTTCCGCTGGTTGCTCACCGGCCTTGGGCACGGTGTCCACTGGTTCCTGTATTTCCTTGTCTATAAGATGTCCTGTGGCTGGTGCCTGTGTGGTCTGTGTTACTTGTTCTTCGCTCATACTAGATGCTCCTTGTCATTGTCATTAGCCACGTTACGCTCTTTACACATGTTCCTTATCCTCCTGACCAGTTGTTGCTGTGCCACCACGTACACCGCTGAATACGGGTTGGGTGAGTCTGAAGTTATACGGGTCTGGTTGATTATGCGTTCTAGATCGTCTAACACCTGCTTGCCTGCTGGTGATTCAAACACCTGTCTATAGAACTGCTGTAGTTGTGCCGAAGTGGGCTTCATGTACTATTTGTTTCTTTTGTTGTTAAGTTTAGTTGTGTAGATATTTATATCTAAACTTGCGGTGGTGTGGGATTTTGTTGTAACTGCTGTGCCAGGGCTTGGAGTGCCTGTGCCTGTTGTTGCTGTGACTGTTGCTGTAACTCTTCCGCTACCTCGTCCTCGCTTTTGATCACCTCTGGACTCATGTCACCATCACGCAGGATCTTACGTGCCAGTGCCTGTAGGTCTACGTTCACTAGAGCGTTTGGTCCCAGTTGGTTCAGCGTCTGTACCAGTTGTAGGTCCCTTGATATCTCCGTCAGTGCTATGCCTTTCTTGACCGCACTGTTGACTATGATCTCGCTGATTGGGCCATACTGCGTGAAGTCCTGTACCTCTCCCCTCATCTGTAATCTCTTGATCAGGTTACTGATGATTGGACGCAGGAACTCTTTCTCCAGACGCAGTCCATATGGACCCAGTCGTCTGTAGAACTCTGCCTGTCTGATCTGTACTTCCGTGGCCGTTTGGTATTTTGATTCGTCTGGTGGTAGTATGGAATCATTGAACAACATCCTCCTGATCTGTTGCCTGTGATCTTGTATGGTTGCTTCAGTGACGTTTAGTTGTCCCGGGAATGGTACCGCTTGTAAAGGGGAATCCACTGTGATAACATCCCCAGGACGCAACTTCATGTTACTGAAGTTGACTGCTGTGTCGGAATTGACCTGCCAACTACCCAGTGCTAGGTAACTCGCGGCCTCCATGAATAACATCTGTGCCTCGTTGACCACACGTATGTGCGGCAGTGCCATACGCACTGGGCTCTCACCGTACACTGATCCAACGGTTTTTCCAAACCTGAAGGGTGTGAACATTTGTACGGGCATTTTCTTGGTCATCAATATTTCTTGTCCCTTGCTGACCTGTATGGTGTATGTGAATTCCTTGTCCATGGGCAATCTCAAACAACTCTCTAGTACCTTGTGCGTCTTGTATGGTTCCTTGACGCAGGCATCCACTAGTTGGTCTCCCATCTTGTCCCTGTAGTTTTCTATCAGGAAGTGTCCTGGTAATTCGTGCTCTCTGAATACTGTCTCTATGGTGCCATTGTGGTTGTCCAGGAAGTACAATTGGTAACTTGGTATGGCTATGAAATCGATCTGGTTGGTCTCCTCGTACATGCCCAAACATCCAACACCGGAAATCACGGCATCGGTCAGTGCTTCACTGGCCGCGACGTAGAAATTGCTGTCCCTTATGGTCTTGAACACGGTCCTGTTGGCCACGTCTAATGCTTTCTTTACATCTGTAGCCACCCTTTCCTTAAGGTCTTCTCGCACGGACAAAGTGGCCCACTGACTGTTTTGCGGAATCAGTAGATTCAGTATCGTGGATACTAGATTCTGGACACCGTCTGGTGCCGTTGAATCGAAAATCCTTGTCCTGTCAGTGGTGTTAGCGTCCTGTCTGAAAAGATCCCTGTTGGGTCTCGTGTATAGGTACGCTTCCGAAATCTCACTTTCGTGTTTGTCGCGTTCTTGCTTGGCTAGTTTGAATGCCTTTGCGATGTAATCTTTGATCATTATTGATTTGATAGGCTACCGAATCCAACTCCAGTGGGTGCGATCGTGGAAGTTGCTACACCATCATCTGATATCCCAAACAGTCCCGTTCTCCTCTGTGAAATTAGACTTGATCTTCCTCTTCTTCCTCTCCTGGATCTCTGTTGTTCGAGTCTGGCTTTCTTCCTTTCGTCCTCTAACTCCGAGGCCGCTCTAGAATCAGCATCTGCCTGTAGTTGTCTTTGTACTTCAAGTTGTTGCTTTGCCTGTTCCTCTGGACTAGGCATGCTTGGTGCTTTAGGTAAACACATTAGTAGCCTCCTCCTAACAGTCTCAACACGTTCCTTGCCGCTGTGGCAACTGTCGTGGTTGGTTGTAATAGACTCTGTCTTGTTCCTAGGTCATCGGCTTCACCTGAAACTCCAAGTGCTGTCCTCCTAGTGATCAACACACCCCTTCCGGCCTGTGAAGCGGCCTTCCTTTTTCCAACTCCCCTCGCTGGTGCGGGTGGTGGTGTTGGACTTGGTGGTGGTGGTGGAGGTGGTGGTGGTGGGGGTG